GGAAAGATAGAGACACGACAGAAGCAAAATAAGTCATATCTATTTGGTACTCAAAGAGCTACTGGAGGTATTGTCTCAAAGACTGTCCCCTCAAACATCCTATTCCAAGCTACAGCAACCTTCGTACCCCAAGCTCTAGCTAAGAACCCAGAGCCTGTAGTCTGGTCTGATAATACAGATGAGGGTAAAGAGGCATCATCGGACATTAAGACAATGCTCCAGTTTCACGCTGAGACACTTTGTTTAAGAGATAAGCTCGGCCTTATGGTATGGCATTGGTCAGTAAACTTTATCGCCGTACTTAAATACGGTTGGAATGAGGAGGTTAATGATGTAGACATTCAAGTACGTCAGCCTAAGAACTTTGTATTTGACCCAGATGGCTATGTTGATGAGTATGGTGATTTTCAAGGAGAGTATTTAGGAGAGCGAATACAGAGTACCGCTGAAAAACTTATAGAGCTTTATCCAAAAAGCAAAGAATACATACTAAAAAAGGTTGGATTGAAACTCGGTACTCTTGTAACCCGTACAGAATGGTGGAACAACAAATACTCATTTACCACGTTTGAAGACGAGATTTTAGATAAGCACAAGAACCAGTTCTTTAACTATGAAGGACAGAATCACTTTGCTATTCCTAAGATGCCTTATACGTTCCTTTCCGTCTTCTCACTTCAAGAACAGCCTCACGACTTCACTAACCTCATAGAACAAAATCAGGCTAACCAAGACCAGATTAATGACCGAGATTACCAGATAAACAAGAACCTAGCCCACGCTAACAATTCCCTCTTAATGGATGATAAGTCCTTTACGATTGAAACCTCACGTCAGGGAGCTATGGCACTAGAGCAAGGTGACCCAATTCTAGGCCCTAAAGGCTCTGTAGAACGCCTAGACGCACCTGCTCTCCCAGCAGGACTCTTGGAGGCACAGGAACGGAATAAACAGAATCTACAAGCTATTTACGGTGTACAAGGTGTTACCGCACAACCAGAGAATCAAGAAACTACAGCTCGTGGAATGATACTCAATCAGTCATTTGATAATACCCGAATAGGTGGTGGTGTTGGAGATAAATTAGAAAGAGTGGCGGCTAACGCATTTAACTGGTTACTACAGCTCTACTATGTTTTCTATGATGAAAAGCACTATGCAAGTGTAATGGGACAGATGAAAGCTGTTGAGTATACAAAGATAAACATGTCCGACACCAATCGGCACTATGTTGTAACTGTGAGTCCAAATAGTATGAAACCGAAAGATGAAGTAAGTGAGCGTAATGAAGCTCTCGAACTTTGGAAAGCAGGTGCGTTAGACCCCCTCACTCTCTTTAAAAAATTGGATTTCCCCGACCCCAATGAGGCCGCAAAACAAACGACACTTTACATCACAAATCCCCAACTCTACGCCCAAACAATGTGGCCCGAAATTGCTCAAGCTCAACCACAAGACAGTGCTAATCCCCCAAATCCACAAGACGTAACTGGAGGTCAGCCAGGGGGAGCACCACTAGGCACAGTCAGCCAAGAGCCAGCCTCAAGTCAGCTAAGTAACGTACCACTGACATGAAAGCCCAAAGAATATTCAAAAGTGCGAGACATAGGGCATTACACACAGCAAGATATGGAAAGGTAAAGAAGTTAGAGAAGCAGGTATATCACAAGAATCACAGAGTCTCTACCAGGAATCCTAAAGGTTCAGGTCACAGAGCAGGAGAAGGGTGGGGTGAAAAGAAACAGATTGACCCTAATAGTCCAGTAAGAGTTTATAGCAAAAGAGGTCGTAGCCCATCATTTGACCAAGGAGTAAGGAATTATAAGGTACGAGCACACAACAAGGCATTGACAGAAGCAAAGATAAATAAGTTTTTCAACAAGATATGAACGATAAATTAAAAGAAATTACTGAGAGATTGAAGAGAAGAAACGATGAGCGTAATGCAAACTTCAAAGGCCCAGTACATATAAAACCTAGTGCTAAGTCGAAAGCAATAGAACAAAAGAAATCAGAAAAACTTCCTCAAAAATCAATAGCTTGGCCTGAAACAGACGAGGAGAAAAGAAAATACCAGAAACAATTTAAAAGAGCTTGGAATGACTAATATGGATAAAAAAACAGAACATCTAAATATAGCTAGAAAAAGTGGGAGGAGAGAGATTTTAGACTTTAAGCCAGGGATTAAGTTAAACAACCATGAGTATGGTCACAAGAAAGCAAAGCAGATAGCCATTAACAAATTAAGATTAAAAAAATGAGTAACTTACAAACAGAAGGAGGAGCACCAATATTCAAGGACGGTATGCCATGTGTAGAGGATAGCTCAAATCAAATTACTAGCGAAGGTCTTCCTGCTGATAGCTACAACACAAAGCAGACTGAGGAAGATATGAATAAATTGATGTAATTATATGTCAGACGCTTACACACCTACACATAAAGAATACATGAAGAATACCCATAGTTTTAGAAAGTATGGTGGTATTCCTGACAGCACGGGTAAAGTACATGACTTAAAAGATAAGACTTTTGCAAAGAAAATAAACAGCCCTACCGCAAAACTCAAAAGGTCTTTAAGGCATGATTACTACGAAGGACATGAGAATAGATTTACTACGAGGACTTTAGGGGAATTGAAACACAAATCTTCAAAGTCCAAAGCAATAGCTAAAGCAAAGAAATAACATGCAAAAATCAGAAAAAACAACAATACCAAGTGATGACAATATGGGTAAGTTTGGAATGGATAGTGTAGGTGAAGTAAAGAAGTATGTCCCTAACAAGGTTAAAGAGGTCGAAGATTTAGGTAACGTAGTAAGCATTGATTAAATATATGTCATTTGAAGATGAACACGGCTTGGGAGCTAAAAAATACCCACAGAAAAAAGGAAAGATAGAAAAAGTAATGCACGAGTTCAAGGAAGGAAAACTTCACTCAGGTTCAAAGAAAGGGCCTGAAGTTAACAAAAAATCCCAAGCCTTGGCTATCGCCCTTAGCGAAGCACGAAGGGGCAAAAAGTAATAAATATGTTATCAAACCAATATATAGCAGGAATAATTGATGGAGAGGGTTCTATTGGAACTACTAGAACTGGTAAGAACGGTAATTTAGTTGGAAGAATTACCGTCGCTAATACTGATAGTCGCCTGTTGCACGCTCTCAATTCCACTTATAAAGGTTGTGTTTCTATAAGAAACAAAGGCTCAAAAGAAGGATGGAAACCGTTTGGAAGTATTTGTTGGTCTAATAGACAAGCACAAGAGATTTTAGAGAATGTTTTGCCCTTTCTTTTGTTAAAAAAAGAACAAGCATTACTTTGCTTAGAATTAATAAAAATGAGGGATTTGTCTAAATCTGAAAGATTGGATTATGTTAAATCCCCAACTGATTTTTTCCCCAGAAGGGTAATAGGAAAACTTAAACCTGAAATTAAAGACAAAGAAAGTTTAATTGCTTTGTCGCTTAATAAGCTAAATAAGAAAGGTATTATCAATTAACTTAAATAACATGGAAGAAACAAAACCAATAGAAGAAGTTACACCAGTAGAAACCCTAGTTGAACCTACCCCAGAGGTAGTCGTTCCTGAAGTTGTACCAGCAGAATAGATAGTTTGTCCGTTTGCTCGAAGTCGTGGACATTAAAAAAGACCTCTGTGTAAATTTATAAATAAATTAGGTTCCCTCGTTTATCCTGAAAAGCGTTGCATTAATTTATGGATGAAGACAATCAGTCAGCAGTTAGTAAGTTCTTAGAAGGAGTAGAAGATAACAAGTTTGAACCTGTTGTTGATAGTCCTTTTAGTGAACCAGAAGTAGAACCCGTGGTAGAGAAAGAGGAAAAGCCTCTCCCCTATCATAAAGATGAAAAGTTGCAGAAGTATATCTCTAAGGAAGTTGAGAAACGACTTAAAGATTTTACTCCTGAAACTAAAGAAGTTGAGAAAAAAGAAGATGACGATTATTGGGTACGTCTTATCGGAAACGATACCCCTGAAAAGGTGGCTATGACCAAGGAAGCTAAGCTTCGTGAAGAACGACTCTTGGAACAAGCAGAGGAACGTGCATTTAATCGCCTATCAGCTCACGAACAGGAACAGGTTAGAGAAGAACAGGAAGCAGTAGAAGAACTCGGAAATGCCCTAGAAAGTATTGAAGAAAACTTTGATGTAGACCTTTCTAATCAGAAACTTCGTTCAGACTTCTTAACTTATGTAGAAAGAATTGCTCCTAAAGATAGAGATGGTGAGATTATCGAATATCCTGATATGAATTCCGCTTGGGAAACATTCAGTGAAAGACGAACCTCTCAACCTTCAAGAGCAAAACAATTAGCATCACAAGGTCTATCACGTTCATCATCAGAAACCACATCAGTACAACCTAAGAGGTTAAATTGGGATGCCGCAGATGAATATATAGAAAGTCTAAAGTAATTAACAATTAACATTATTAACAAATGAATCCACTCGCATCGACAGTAAATATTCAGGCCACAACTAACCGATATTTGGCTCCAGCTTTATAAACCTGAGCTGGAAAAAACTTGGAAATGAAATGGGGTAGACCAAGTTTTGCTGGATAGAAGATTTTGTCCAGTTTAAATCGGATGAAACGGGGGAACTCCACAAAGGACAATCCCGTAGCGAGTATAAGGTTAAAATCTTATAAAGCTCTAACGACTAGATGGTGAACCTCGCAAGAGAATATAATCCATCCACGAGCCTCCGACACCGAAGGGTGATGATATAGTCTGAACACGAACCTTGAAAAAGCATAGATAGAATGGTAAAATACGTATGCAATGGGAACAAATACTCCAGAACAAAGACGTAATTACTATCTGAAGAATAAGGATAGAATCAAAGCAAAAAGTGCTTTGTATTATGTAGACAATAAGCCCAAAGTATTAGAGAGACTTAGAATCAAACATAAAGCAAATCCTTTTCCCCAAAGGGAATCCGCAAAGAAGTATCTTAAAGAGAATCCTGATAAAAGAGATAAGTATCAGTTAACTTGGAAAGAAAGACATCCTGAAAAAAGGAAACTGTATACAAGAAACTCTAGGATAAGAGCTTACGGAATATCTCCAGAAACCTACTATCAAATGCTTGAAGCACAAGGCAAAAGGTGTGCTATTTGTAAAGCAGAATCTTTGAAACGAGCAATGAATATTGACCACGACCACAAGTCAGGGAAAGTAAGAGGACTTTTGTGTGATGGCTGCAATCTATCACTCGGACACATAGAGAGAAAAGATTTTCTAGAAAAGGCTTTAAAATATCTCGCCCAGTATAAATAAAACTCGTGAAGCAATACTTAAAAAAGTTGCGATAACATAATTGAACTTCTTCTTTGGTGAAGTTCTAGGAAACACAAAAAAGTGGGAAGGTAGTTCACTACTTTTTCCAATAAAATATCAGAAGGGTGTGGCGTCAGTAGCCTTTAACGGCTTTGACCAGCTTCCAACTTTACAGCAACCTGTAACAGTAAGAATGGAATTTTTCCCTTCTTTCGTAGCAACAAACGTTGCTCTTGCAGGTTCTGACCTATCAGTAAACGATACTCCTATGCAGACTATCAAACTTGCAAAAGTTATGATGGAATCACGAGCACAGGACGCAGCAGACGATGTTGGTAACTTCTTCCAAGGAGACGGTTCCACATTCGGTGGCAAAGCTCCTATGGGTCTTGCAGGTATTGTAGACAACGGAACAGACCTAGCAACTTACGGAGGTCTTTCACGAGCTACTTATGCAGGATTGAACGCAACTATCACAGCTTCATCGGGGACTATTTCTCTTTTGAAGATTCGACAGCTTGCTAACTCAATCACAGACGGTAAAGTACGACCTTCAATGGCTCTTACTACTTACTCTGTC